TGTGATTTCTTGTGGGTCGTTTACTGCTGATGGTTCTGGAAAAGCAAATATAACGCTTGGGTATGAACCTCAATGGGTCTTAATTAAAAATATTACTCAAGCAGATGGATGGTACATAACAGACACCATGCGTGGAATGCCAGTAACACCAGCTACAAATTCTCCATTTTTAAGTCCAAATACTTCTGCGGCTGAAAGTTCTTGGGGTTCTGTTAATGGTGTAAATGCTACTGGTTGGAATACTTCAGGTTTAACTCCTAGCAATGCCTACATCTACATAGCCATACGCAGAGGCCCGATGAAAGTACCTACTGATGCGACTAAGGTGTTTAGTCCATTAACTCGCACAGGTACTGGCGCTAACGCAACTGTCAATGCTTCTATTCTTACTGATACAACTTTTATTATGGACAGAACGCCCGGATGGCAAGCCGCAAAAGTTTTTGATAGGTTGCGTGGAGCAACAAATTTAGTATATTCAAATACTACAGGTGCTGAAGTATCGGATGCTTACACATTAACTAGTTTTGCAAATCAAACAGGTTATGTTTTAGGGTCTGATGCAGATAACTATGATGTCAATCAATCAGGTAGTTCTTATATTAACTGGAACTTTGGTCGTGCCCCTCAATTCTTTGATGAGGTTTGTTATACAGGTACTGGAAGTGCTACAACAATCAACCATAATTTGGGTGTAGTGCCTGAGATGATGATTGTGAAATGCCGAAGTACTGGTGGTACAAATCGGGGATGGTGGACTTATGTAGCGCCACTTGGTAATACACAAGCACTTTATTTAAATACATCTGACAATGCTCAAACCGCAAGCATTTGGAATAATACAACGCCAACATCAACTGTATTTAGTATTGATGGAACATATTTAGTAAATGGTTCTGGCGCAACCTATGTTGCTTACCTATTTGCCACTTGCGCTGGTGTTTCCAAAGTCGGCTCTTACACAGGAAACGGAACAACACAAGCTATTGCGTGTGGCTTTACGGGTGGAGCTAGGTTTGTTCTTATTAAGCGTACTGACGCAACAGGTGATTGGTATGTCTACGACACCGCCCGTGGCATGACGGTATTAACAGACCCCTATTTGTTTTTAAACAGCACAGCAGCAGAAACCGCAACGCTTGGCTCAGTCACAACAACTACAGGTGGTTTTACGGTGAATGCTGCAATATTGGCTGCAATCAATACAAGTTCAGCAACTTACATCTTCTTAGCAATAGCATAAGGACAAATCATGGAAATCAGAACACAAGACGGTCAAGTAATGTACGAATCAGAGTTTCGTGCATATACGCTTTCAAACGATGGCCCAACATGGGCTACAACAACGCCTGAAATTCTTGCTGAACTCAACGCAAGTGTAGTTTTTGAGGGGCCTACTCCAACAGTTACTCGTTATCAAGGGATTGCCCGTGATGGCGTAGAGCAAATAGATGGTCAATGGTTTACCAAATGGAAAATTGTTGATTTTGAAGATGATGTAAAAACAATAGTTGATGAGCAACAAGCAAAGTCTGTGCGTGAACAACGTGATACCAAGCTCAAAGATACGGATTGGACACAAGTGGCAGATGCACCTGTAGACAAGACTACATGGGCAACATACAGACAAGCACTCAGGGATTTGCCTAAAGAAACAGGATTTCCTTGGGACATGACTTGGCCTACAGAACCAACAGGAGTTTAATCATGGCAACAAAATTCATTCAGAAAGCAATCAAACATCCCGGAGCTTTGCGTAAAGAGCTAGGTGTTAAAGAAGGTAAAACGATTCCTGCAAAGAAGCTGGCGGCCGCTGCAAAAAAACCCGGGAAACTGGGGCAGCGTGCTCGTTTAGCAAAAACTTTATCCAAAATGAGTAAGTAAATGCCGTTTCATAAAACATGTTTGGAGTGCAAGGTTGAATTTATTGCTGCAAAAAATAGAGCAAAATACTGCTGCCAAAGATGTTTTGGTTTGTCTAAAGTTGAAAGTCTTGTTGAGAGAAACAAAGCAAGAAGAAAATATCCTGAAGTAGAAGGTGTCTCTAGACGAAGAGCGCATTATCTTGGAACAAAAGGTGCTGACAGTTTAAGAGATGTTGAAAAAAGACATAATCTTTTAATTGCTCTTGGTGGGGAATGCATTACTTGTGGATATGACAAAGACTTGCGTGGGCTGGTTTTAGATCATAAAAATGGTGATGGCGCTGATGATAGGGCCAAACACGGTAGTAAACTTTTTAGGTACTATATTAAAAACTTGGAAGAAGCAGTTCAAAAACTACAAGTTTTATGTGCAACATGCAATCAAATTAAGGCTTATGAAAATCGAGAACACAATAAGTCAAGAAGAGTTATATTTAAAGAAACGATAAAGTAATGGATCCAATTACCATCTTTGCGGCTTGTAAGGCGGCCCATGCAGGTATTAAAGAATGCGTGGCGCTTTATAACGAGTTCAAAGAAGATGGTAAAGATTTATCAGAGATAGTCACCGATATCAGTCAGCATTTGGGTAAGTTCTTCACGCACAACGAGGAGTTCAAGGTTGCTGAGAAGGAAGCTCAAAAGGTTCCTTTACCCAAAAATATTTCCATCAATGAAGAAGCCATGAACAGGGTATTGCGTCAAGAACAGATGACGCAGATGGAAACTGATTTGAGAGAGATGATTATCTATCAGGTAGGAATGCCGGGACTCTGGTCTAAGTTTGCTGATATGCGGGTAGTGGTGCAAAAAGAACGTGAGAAAGTTGAGCGTGAGCAAAAAAAGCCGTGGCAGAAGCTGCGTACAGACGTAGACTTCTTATTGAAAAGTACCAAGTACGGGCAACCGTTTGCGCTGCAATTTTGATTCTGGTGCTTGAGTTTGTTGGGTTGATGTACTATGTTCACAACGAGTATCAAAAGTCTAAGTATCATTTGGATTCAAAGTAATGTTTAGTTTATTCAACCCGTGGGTACTACTGAGTGTAATACTTACAATCACAGGAGCATATTTTTATGGTCACCACGCAGGATATAAAGAATGCTATGACGAGGCTGTGGCAAAGGTTGCAAGAGCTAATCAAGAGGCTCGCACCAAAGAAGCCGAGCTGAACGCCAAAGTCAACACGACCGCAAGTTTATTGAGGAAAGCAAATGATGAAGCACAGACTAAGATTTACAAGCTTACTGCTGACGTGCAGTCTGGTGCTTTGCGCTTGTCAGTCCCCTTCGCCTCCAATAGTGTATGTACCGCCGACTCCACCAGAACTGCCAGCGGAGATTCAAATGCAAGAACCGAGCTTGACCCAAAGACTTCTCAAGATCTTATCAACATCGTCGCAGACGGTGACAAAGCCATCCTCGCCCTCAACGCCTGTATTACCACCTACAACCAAGTAAGAGAAACCCTCAAGGAGAAGATAGATGATTAAACTAACCACGCCCTTAATTGTTTTAGCTTTGGTAGGGTGCGCCTCTACTGATTACACCAAGTATTCAGAAACTCAGGTGGCTATTGCTCGCTACAAAGCTGAATCTGAGAAAGCTCGGTACGCTGTACTAACTGAGATTGTAAAGAAGGGAGATCCTACGGCATCTGTTGCAGCGGTCATGTCGATGCAGTTTGGTATGAATGCTCCACAAGAACAACGCCTAGAGGCTCCTAGAAGCTCAGGAGATGATGCTCTTAAATGGGCTTCTTTGCTGATTCCTTCTGCTGTTCAAGGTTTTGGTATTTACGCCAACGCCAAGGTAGCCACAACCCAGTCTAACAACGCCACGACTACTGCTTTAAGCACAAACTCTACGTTTGCAAGCATAGCTAATACGGGAAGTAATAATCAAGCAAGTATGTCCTCAAATGGTAATTCAGCAATTACTAGCGTGGCTGGTAGTGCAACAACAGCTCTGTCCAACATGGGCAATAGCTCCAATACCGCCCTGACAAGCATGAGCAACAACGCCAACACAGCTCTAACAAACATGGCGGCAAGCAATGCAAGTAACGTATCTAATGCTTTGACTAGCCAAGCCGCAGCATATAACAGTCTTATCACAACAGACTTGAATGTTTTAAACGCCGCAGTCAACAAGTTGACCATTGCACCTGTAGTCATTACGAATGGGCTTATTCAGAAATGAAAGAGTTTTTAATCTTCATCCCCCCAATACTCTCAGTCTTGGTTGTGGTTGCGTGGGTGCTAGTTCAATTCTTCTTACTTAATCATGTAATTGACGCATCAATGAGGGAACTAATTGCAAGGGTATTAGGTACTTTGGACGGTGCTTTGATGCTCGTCCTATCTTATTATTTCGGTTCATCCAGCGGCTCACAGGCCAAAGATGACTTGTTACACAAATCGAGTCCAACACCATGACACAATTGACTGAACACTTTACGCTTGAAGAGCTTACACACACCGACCACAGGGAGTTTACAAATGAACCTAACGAATCTGAAACAGCAAACCTTAAACGTTTGGCAGAGTTACTTGAACAAGTCAAAGGACTTCTTGGCGGCAAGCCAATTATGGTTAACTCAGGTTTTAGGTCTAAACAAGTTAACGACGCGGTTGGAAGCTCTGATCGTTCTCAGCATCGCGTGGGCGCTGCTTGTGATTTTCGTGTGCCTAATATGACACCCAATGAGGTTGTTAAGGCTGTGATTGCTAGTGACTTGCCGTTTGACCAGATTATTCGTGAGTTTGACAGGTGGACGCACATCAGCGTAACCAACGAAGCCAACGGTAAACCTAGACGGCAGGCGCTTATTATTGATAAAATGGGTACAAGAGTATACGCATAGGAGCATATCATGGCTGGACTTCAAGATTTAATACGCAGATTTGACGCTGGTGGAAGTACAGCTCCTGTATTTTCTACAGACCCAACTTTAAACGCCTCATGGAATGCTTTGGCGGGTAAAACGGGCGATGATATAACTGCTCAGCGTCAAGCATTGGCTCAACAAAATGCGGCGTACCAAACCAATCAAAATTTGGCGAACATGTATGGCATTACAGAAGCCCCAGCACAAAAACAATTTTTAACTGATTTTAATACAGCAACAGCAAATCCTAATTTTCACTATACAAGTCAAGCTACAACAAATCCAAATATGGGTTATCAACTAAACCCATCTGAACAATTTATAAAATCGTTAGTTGAGGCAAATACAGCAAGCCCCGGCAAAGGCTCTGGCAATGCAATAATGAATCAATTTTTAGGTGATTCTAAAACCACTGGTAATCCATTTTTAGGTGAATACACAATGGGTGGGACACTTGGGGTTCCTGTACGAAAAGATGCATTTGGCAATCCTATTCAAAGTATTGGTGCTTTAACTTCTCAACAACTTACCGACCTAAGAAATGGCCCCATTCCTACTTATACAAATGCATCACAAAGCACAAATGCCGTAGGAGATGTTTTTACAACAAAATTTGGTGGGATATTGGATCAATATACAGATAAAAATGGATATCTTCATATTACTGCGGGTGGAAAAGATTACTTGATAAATCCTAAAAGCAATAGAATTTTAGGTGTTGGCCCAATAGGTTCATACGGTTCTAACAATATGGCTAGCGGTGGTTCTGTAGGAATGCCTGACTCATACTCACAAGGTAATTGGAAACTAATCTGATATGCCATTACAAAAAGTCGTTTTTAAACCGGGGGTTAACCGGGAAAACACTCGATATACAAACGAGGGTGGCTGGTATGAATCTGATAAAGTGCGGTTCCGTCAAGGCACGCCTGAAAAGATTGGTGGTTGGCAACGTATTTCAGGTTACACATACAACGGTGTATGTCGGTCGCTATGGAATTGGGTAACGCTTGGGTTCCTTAATTTGATTGGTGTAGGAACCAATACTAAATTTTATATTTCAAACGGTGGAAATTACTACGACATTACACCATTGCGCGTAACCACAACGCTTGGGACAAATCCTTTTGCAACCAACGGCACAACTACAGTTACTGTAACTGCCACAAGTCATGGTGCAACCAGCGGTTCATTTGTTATTTTTAGTGGGGCTACGGGTACTTATGCCACCACATTTAATGCTGAATATCAACTTACAGTAGTTAATGCTAACTCATACACAATTGTTGTGCCGACTGCGTTATCTGGTGGCCCTTATGGGGGTTCGTCAGTATCTGCGGCTTATCAAGTCAACGCTGGCCCAGCTTATGCTGTTCCGCTTACAGGCTGGGGTGCGGGCACATGGGGGCAAACAGGTACGACATGGGGTAATGGGGGTACTGGCGTAACTAGCCTTCAGTTGTGGAGCCAAATTAATTACGGTCAAGATTTACTTTTTGGCCCTCGTGGTGGTGGCCTTTATTATTGGAAAGCATCTAGTGGGCTTACTGTACGCGGTGTTTTACTCAACAGTCTTGGCGGTACAGCCACGTTTACCAGCGCTTCTCCCACAGTCGTAACATTTACCGTTGACTTTACAGAAGGCGCAGCGCTTCAATTTACAGCTTCTAGTTCTATGCCTACTGGCATGACAGCCAATACAACATACTATGTTTACAACAAGAACGGTCTTACTTCTAATTTGTTGGATGGTAATGGTGCTGTTGTTAATACATCATCCACAGGTTCTGGTGTATCTGTCTCTTTGATTGTAGACGTACCTGTTGTACAAAATAACATTACTGTTTCAGATGCTTCTAGGTTTTCAATTATTTTTGGTTGTAACGACTATGGTTCTTCCACAATTGATCCTATGTTGATTCGTTGGTCAGCGCAGGGTGACGTTTACAATTGGACTCCTGACGCTACGAGCCAAGCAGGGTTTACCCGTCTATCACACGGTTCGCAAATCGTAACTTATGTCCAGACCCGTCAAGAAATTGTGGTTTTGACCGACTCTTCTGTCTATTCTTTGCAATACCTTGGGCCTCCTTATGTGTGGCAGTCGCAATTGCTGGGTGATAACATATCTATCATTAGCCCCAACTCAGCTATCATTGCTTCTGGTATTGTGTACTGGATGGGTGTGGATAAGTTCTATTCTTATGATGGTCGCGTGCAAACTCTTAATTGCGACTTACGCCGATTTGTTTTTCAAGATTTAAACCAAGAACAAGCCGCGCAAGTCTTTTGCGGTACCAACGAAGGATTTAACGAAGTTTGGTGGTTCTATTGTTCTGCCAACAGCAGCTTGATTGACAAGTATGTAATCTATAACTACTTTGAAAAAGTATGGTACTACGGCACGATGGCACGAACCGCTTGGCTTGACTCTGGACTACGAGAGTATCCACTAGCGGCGGTTTATACTTCGACTACAAGCACTGGCAACCTTGTAAACCATGAGCAGGGGGTAAACAACGATGAGACTGCCACAACTGCTGCAATTGATGCTTATATCAGCTCGTCTGAGTTTGATATTGGGGACGGCCATAATTTTGCTTTTGTATGGAGAGTACTTCCTGACCTGACCTTCTCAGGTTCTACAGACGGCACAAGCCCAGAAGCTACAATGACGCTTTATCCCATGTATAATTCAGGCTCAGGCACAAACAACCCCGTAGCAAACATTGCTTACAGCATAAATTTAAATGCAAACCCTGAGACATTTACAGGGGAAGTCTACACACGGATACGTGGGCGGCAATTGATTGTCAAGATGGAATCTAACAAGATTGGAACTACTTGGCAGTTAGGAGCCCCGAGGCTAGATATCCGTCCTGATGGGCGCAGGTAGATGGCAGTTCAACCTATTATCAATCCCCCAGTACCTAATTTGCCCCTAGGTACGGAACAGTACGAACGTCGCTATCAAGACCAGTATTCCAACGTCTTGCGTCTATATTTCAATCAGCTTAACAATGTTTTAAACACAATAGTTAATAACTACACAGTTGGCACTACGGTGTATACAGTAGCTACATTACCCAGTGCGGTTACATCAGGTGCGGGCACAAGAACTTTTGTATCGGATTCTT